GGATCTTTTGATGTGCCGGCGCAGGGTACGTGATAGCTCTGCCGATCGGGCGCGGAGTTTTGCGGCCTTGAAGGACTGGCCAGATGCGGCGCTGGCCTACATGCAGGAGGTCTTTGAGCGCCGGCGGCTTGGCGCGGGCGGTACGTTGGAGGAACTCCTTGCCGATCTCAAGGCGAAATTCGGCGTCGAATGGAACGACTCGAGTCTCAGTCGATATTACGGATTCTGGGAAAGTAGGCTTCGGGTTGAACGCATCGCGCAGGAGGAGGCAATCGCGCTCGCTGAGCACTTCCTCCCGAATGATGTCGGAGACTCAAAGGCGTTGCTGGAACAGCTTCTCTGGCAGCAGCGGCTGCGGGCGCTGTCGAATCTTGGCAAGGCGGATCCGGCGGAGGTCGCGGCACTGGGCCTCGCGAGTGATCGGATGGAGCTGGCAAAGAGCCGGCTGGAATGGGACAAGCAGCGGGCAGCGGGCAGCAGGCAGTTGGCAGAGGAACGATTGAAACTCGACCGAGAAATGACAGCGCTGGAAACGCGGAAGGTCGAGTTGCGGGAAAGGGTGGCCACGGCGGTGGACCGCGTCGAGGAAAAAGTGAAGGCGGCCGGCAAGACCCTGGATCCCGAGGTGGCGCGAATGATTCGCGAGGAAGTGTATGGTCTCCCGAGCTAGCGGGCAGCCGGCAGCAGGCAGCCGGCAGAAAACGCCGATAGTTCCTCTGACCGACTACCAACGGGCGTCAGCCCAGGACCGGGCGCGGTTTATCTTCGAGCTGTGGGCCCGGCAGTCGGGGAAATCTTTTGGCTCGACGCTCCCCTGCGTGCTGGGGGCGGCGGAGCGGAAAGAGCCCTGGGTGTGGCTGTCTTCCGGGGAACGCGCCAGCAAGGAATTGATCGAGAAGGGCGCCATGCACGCCCGGGCCATCGGGGCCGCGGCGCAGATCCTCCAGGAAGATTACGAGGTGGATGACCGGCACTTCACCAGCCACGTGCTGAAGCTCCCGGGCGCGCGCATTACCGGCCTGCCCGCGAACCCGGCCACGGCGCGCGGCCATTCCGCGAACGTCCTGCTGGACGAGTTTGCCACCCACCGGGATTCGCGGGCGATCTGGAGGGCGCTCTTTCCGACGATCACGCGGGGCTATCGCCTGCGGGTCTGCACGACGCCCCTGGGTAAACAGAACAAGGCCTACGACCTTTGGACGGACTGGGGCAAACGTGCGGCCGCCGGCGATCCGAACTATTCCTGCCGAAAGGTCACGATCTACGACGCGGTCCGTGGCGGCCTCACGCTCAAGGACCACGAAGGCAACCCGACCACGCCCGAGCACCTTCGCGAGGCGCTGGCGGACGAGGAGGCCTGGCAGCAGGAATACCTGTGTGATTTCCTGGATGAGGCCACGGCCTGGCTTTCCTACGATCTCATCTCCGGGATCGAGGATCCCGAGATGGAGTCGATGCCGTCCTGGGCCATGCTCCTGGTGGCCGAGGCGCAGGCGAGCTATGCGGAATATCTTCGGACGAAGCGCGACATCGCGCTCGACCCCGGACTCCTCGAGGACCTGCGGGGAATCGAGGGGATCTATCTGGGCCTGGATATCGGGCGGCGGCGGGATCTGACCGTGCTCTGGGCGCTCCAGGAGACTGGGGGAATCCTCCGATCTCTGGCCATGATCGAGCTGGCCCGCCAGCCATTCTGGATCCAGCAGCGGATTTTGTTTTACCTCTTGGCTGTCCCAGGGATGCGGCGGGCCTGCATCGATTGCACCGGGATCGGCGCGCAGCTCGCCGAGTCCGCCCAGGAGCGGTTCGGCGAATGGAAGGTCGAGGCCATCAATTTCACCGTGGCCAGCAAAGAGGCCCTGGCGGGCGCCATCAAGCAGCGGACCGAGGACCGGGGGCTGGCGATCCCGGCGTCCGCGATCCTCCGGAACAGCCTCCACAGCGTCAAGCGGATCCAGACCACCACCGGGCATTTCCGATTCGACGCCGAGCGCAGCGAGCAGACTGGCCACTGTTACGACGCGGCCACAGAATTGCTTACCCGGCAAGGGTGGATGCGCTTCGCCGATCTGTCTGAAGCCGACGAGGTAGCGAGCCTGCGAGATGGCGTACTGAGCTTCGAGCGCCCAACGGAATGCCAGCGCTTCGAGTACGATGGAGAAATGATTCGGATCCTCAACAAGCAGGTGGATCTGCTGGTGACCCCAAATCATCGGCTTTGGGTCCGGCTTCCTCACTCCCGAAACTTCGGATTCATGGAGGCGCGCCTCCTGGTCGGGACCACGGCGCCAATCGAGTTCGCCAAGGGGGCGGACTGGCACGGCACATCGAGAGCGAGTATGTCTGTGGGCGACGAGAATATCGCGACCGTAGACTGGTTGCGGTTCCTCGGCGCGTTCCTTTGCCACGGTTTCACCTCCACCCATTATCGGATTGGGATCTACGCGAAGGACCAGCAGCCCCTCGCCGAGATTCTCCGCCCCCTCCCGTGGGCCTTTTGGGAAGAAGGCGGCGAACAGTGCCACAGCCGCCGAATAAAGAACCGTGCGCTGTGGGAATGCTTGCGCCCCCTGGGCGGCCAGCCCGACCGGCATATCCCGCGGGAGCTGCTCGACCTCCCAGCGGATCAGCTTAAGTGGCTGCTGGATGGTCTCATGTGGGGCCAGGGGCAGAGGGCGACGAACTGGGCATTCACGACGTCGAGCCAGCGGCTCGCCAACGACCTCCAGGAATTGGCCCTGCGTCTCGGAATGGCTGCGTCGGTCAGGATCTGGCAGCCATCGGTCCACGGGAAGAATCGGCGCACGATGTACCGCGTCAATTTCAACCGGGACCGCCTGACCCCGCAGATCAACAGGCGGCGGCGCAGTGTGAGTCTGGAGGAATACTCAGGGCAGGTCTATTGCTGCACGGTTCCCTCTGGCCTTTTGTACGTCCGACGGAACGGCGTGCCGGTGTGGTGTTCAAATTCAGATCATTTTTGGAGTCTGGCCCTGGCCTGCCAGGCGGCATCGAGCCCGGCGTGGGTGGCGGAGCACCAGGGATCGGGGGTGACCCGGGTGGCGGCGGGGGCCTACGGGGAAGGGACGAGGGACGAGGGACGAGGGACGACCGACCGGGAATTTTTGCTGGCGGGGGCGCGGGCGGAACGGCAGGGGAGCGGGGGAGCTGGGGGATTCTGAGGCACGATGGGCGATGGACGAGAGACGAGGGAAGGGGGGGGCAAGGGGACACGGGGACACGGAGACGCGGGGACGCGGCGAAAAGGCCCCAGGATCGATTCGGGGCGAAAAACATGACCTACCAGTCGTGTCGAGGGGAGATCGTGGAACCTGGGGACGGGGATAAGCGCACGTGCGCTATTTGTGAGTGCGGCTGTGGCGTCGAATTGACCGGCCGGCGGGGCAGGCGGCAGCGATGGGCCTCGAATGCCTGCCGGATGCGGGCCCTTCGACAGGCTCAGGGCGAACGGCGCCGCCTGCGGGCCCGCAGCCACGAGATAATTGACCTGAGAAAAATGACAATTCCTGAGCGGCAGGCGGCGCTTGTCGCGGCCGCGCGGAGGGTCGGGCTATGAATCTGCACAATCTGCGTAATCTACGGATAAAGAGGGCTTCATGATCCATTTCGCCGAAAAGCCGGCGACGGAGCAGCTCATCGAGATCGCGGCGGTCGGGGATGACAGCTTTGCCCGGTCGCTCGGCTATTACTCGGGCGACGTGGAGCTCAACCCGGATCCGATCCTGCGCGGGCAGGCGGGGAGCCGGGGGGTAGATCTCTTCCAGGAGATGGAGGATAAGGACCCGAACATCTTCTCCGACCTGCAGACGCGGAAGCTCTCGGTGATCGGCCTGGACTGGGAGATCATCCCGGCGAGTCAGGAGACCGGGGACGGCGCCGCCGCCGCGTTTGTCGGGGAGGTCCTGGAGAAGCTCAAAGGCTTCTCCGCGGATCTGTACGAGCTGCTCGATGCGGTCGGCAAGGGCTACGCGGTGAGTGAGATTCTGTGGGGCCCGACGCCCGACGGCCGCATCGGGATCGCGGCCATCAAGAGCCGGCATCAGCGTCGATTCGTGTTCGATGCGGACGGGAATCTGCGCCTCCTTTCGGATGCTGACGCCACCGCCGGGACGGCGGTGCCACCCAGGAAATTCTTGGTGCACACGTTCCAGGCTGAGCACGAGAATCCGTATGGCCGGGGCGTGTTGTCGCGGATCTATTGGTACTACTGGTTCAAGAAAAACAGCTTGAAGTTCTGGGCGCTGTTCGCCGAGAAGTTCGGCTCCCCGACCGCCGTGGGCAAGTACCCGCCGGGGACAGACGCTCCCGCGCGGAGCGCGCTCCTCGCCGCCCTGCGGGCGATACAACAGGAAACCGCGGTCACGATTCCCAACAACATGACGGCGGAATTCCTCGAGGCCCAGCGGCGGGGGACGATCGACACGTACAGCGAATTTATGGCCTACCTCGACCAGCAGGAAACGAAGGCGATCTTGGGCCAGACCCTCACGAGCGGCGAGGGCCAGCGGTCGGGCAGCCTGGCGCTGGGCCGCGTGCACGCCGATGTCCGGCAGGACATCCTCGAGGCCGACGCCGAGAGCCTGGCGGGCGTGATCAATGGCCAACTGATCCCGTGGCTCACGGATTGGAATTTCCTCGTCAGCGCCTACCCGAAATTCGTGTTCAAGCTGGATCCGCCCGAGGACCTGCGCACGCTGGCCCTACGTGATCGGACGCTACAGATCATGGGCATGCCGATTCCGAAGAGCTACATCCAGCGGAGGTACGGCATCCCGGAGCCCGAGGGCGAGGACGATATCCTGACCTCTCAGATCATCGAGCAGGCCGCCATGGATCCCGGGGCGGGCGGGGGCGGCGACTTGCCGTTCGCCGATCCGCTCGAACCGATCTTCGCGCCGACCGATCGCCTGCTCCGCAGGCGAGGAGGCCGCCGCGCATGAATCGCGAGCTGCGCGTGATCGATCTGGATACCCGGGTGCTCTACGCCGGGGCCCTGCGGTGGGGCGTGCCCGCGCTGGACGCCGTGACGCAAGAGGTGTTGGCGGCGGCGCGCCGGGCCGACAGCTTCGATCGGGTGCGCGCGTTGTTCGCGGATCCGTTCGCCATTGTGGATCCGTCGGCGCTGGGCGCGCTGCTCTCGGCGCTCAGCACGACGATGGTCACCGGGGACCTGCTCGGGCGCGCGCACGTGATGCAAGTCGTCCGCCGCGCGAAGGTTCCGGTCGCCCCCATCGATCTCGCGTTCGCCGGCCAGGCCGCCTTTGCGGAAGCCAACCCACTCGGAACATTGGATATCGCGCCGCTGCCGCCGGAGGAAGCGATCGCACTCTTTCGCGACAAGGTCCCGATGACCCGATCGGCGTTCGATCAACTCCTCGACGCCTACCGCGGCCGGGCCTTCACCATCGCGAAGCAGGAGACGCTGAACGCGATCCAGATCGTGCAGGACCACGTGCAACGGGTCCTCGAGGAGGGGTTGACCCTGCGGGAGTTCCTCCAGGGCCTGAACGAGGCCGCGGACGCAGGCGGGATCACGGCGGTCAACCCGTACCACGCGAAGACGGTGTTCGACACCAATCTCCAGACGGCCTACAACGCGGGCCGCTACGAGATGTACCACGCGCCCGAGGTGGCCGAGGCCTTCCCGATGTACGAGTACGACTCGGTGATCGACGGGGCGACCACGGTTTTTTGTCGGAATATGAATCTCTACCGGGCGCCGGCGGATGCGACCATTTGGGACACGATCTGGCCGCCAAACCATTTTAACTGACGTGCGACCGTGACGGCGATCTCCCGGGAGGAGATCACACGAGACGGGATCCGCCCGAGCCGCCGCGCCGCCGAGGAGCCGCCGCAGGGCTGGGCCGGCAATGCCGCGATGGCGATCCGGACGGCCGGCCTGCGGGACGCCGAAGCCGCGCGGGAGATGGGGTAGCGAACCTATGCCCCCCCTCTTGAACTGACCCCTCCCCCCGCGAGTGGGGGAGGGCAAGGGTGGGGGGCCGAGAGGAGACACGGATGGACGTCAAAGAACGTTTAAAGCAGGGGTGGGTGGCCATCTTTAAGCCTGGGAAGCACCGGGCGATGAACGGCAAGGACTACGAATTCAGCGAGGCGGACGTGGCCGCGATCGCGGCGGCCTATCAGCCGGCGGTCCACCAGTCCCCTGCAGTGATCGGGCACCCGAGCATGGATGCGCCGGCCTACGCCTGGACCGAATGCCTCGAATTTGACGGGGGCGTGCTGTGGGCGCACCTCAAGGATGTGGCCGCGCAGTTTTCGGCGTGGGTGAAGCAGGGCTGGTACCGGAATATCTCGGCATCGTTCTACCCGCCCGAGCAATCCCCGGTCGCCGGCAAGTGGTACCTCAAGCACATCGGATTCCTTGGCGCGGCGCCGCCGGCGGTCCCCGGCCTGCCGCATGCCGCGTTCGCGACGGGCGTGAGCGTCGACTTCGAGGAGCCCATGCCCATCGCCCAAGAGCTGGAGATCAACGAAGAGCTCAATCGCCTCGATGAGGTCATGCGGCTCTTCTGGGACCATGTGTGGCAAATCCGGTACGCGAGCGACGTCCCGGATCGGAAGGCCGCAATCCTCGCGAAGGTGCAGGACCTGAGCGCGACGATCGACGGCCTCAACTTCAGTGAGTCCCGCCCGGGGCGGGACGGAGAGG